TTATTAACTTTTGTTATTTGTTGTACTGCATTAATTCTACTAATAGCCATTATTGTGCTCCTTGTAATACTGGATTAGGACCACCTGAAGGATTATTAGCTGACTGCATATCATCTTGTCTTGTTCTTCTAGACTGATTACGTAAAGCATCTATTGAATTTTTATATTTACTTTCCCAATTTGCTAATGTATTAAAATCTTTTATAAAATAATTTGCTTCTACCATACATGCTGCAAAAAGAGCATTATAGCAAAACTCACTAAAATAGTTTGATGTTGTTACACTTGTACCTGTAGCACTAGCTAATGCTAAAGGTCTACGTGTGTATTGTATTTCACCTGATACTGCAGATGCAGGTGTTGGTACAATATAAATTTGTGTATTTGTTTTTCTTGAATAATATCTAGGTGTTCCTGTTGATGCACTAGCATAAGGAAAATAATCTAATGCATACTCATAGGTTCTTTGTAATAAATTTACTTTTGAATTAGCAGGAATTGCTGCTGTTGAAACACTTGTTGTATAGTTTACATTACGTACTACTAAAGCATCAGCAGGTAAACTAACTACTGGGTTAGAAGCTGTAAATGAAAAAGTAGAATAATTATCTAGACCTGGGTCATCCAGTTCTTTAATTAATCTACCTTCAGCTTTTTCTATTAGAAAAGGTATTTGATTCTCAAACTCTGTTGAATCATTTTCTATTGTATTTATTATATCAGTTTTAAGAAATGAATAACTTGGCACTATGCTATCCTACAAATAATGTACATGAACTTCCATCAGAGGGTAATGATACACTTACGTCACCACTAAATTTAACTCCTTGGTCACCTATATAAATATCTGCCATGCTACTTGCAGGAACTGTAAATTTTATTTTATCTACTCCACCTTCAGATAAACTAAAAACACCTGTAGCACTAACTGCAGTTGCATGTATAGCAACAACTCTAGTAACATCTGATGTAGTTACAATAACTCCTCTAGTTGCTCCAGTAAAAAACTTTGATGTTATATTATTAGCCATTTAAAATCCTTTATAATAGGGAGAGTATATTTCAACCCTCCCTAAATTGTTAATGGTTATGCACCTGCATTACCAAACCAACCTCTCCAGTCAGATACTCCAAAAGAATATCTTTCTCTGGCTTTGAAACGTAAGTTTCCAGTATCAAAATCTGGCTCCATCTTAGTTTGTAAAGGTGTTCTATTGAACATCTTTGAACCATTAGGAACATCAGTTTTAATAAAGAAAGCATTAACATCTGTAAATCTTCTATTAGTAAAATATCCACTTGGGAATACTCCTAAGTTTCTTACAGAGTTAATGTCATTATCTGCACTACCTACAATTCCTGGTGTATTTAATAATACATCACATGTAAACATTAAGTCTACAGGTACGTGTAAAGATACAGCAGAAGAACCAATTAAGATACCTCTGTCATCTTTAAACTTTTGAATTGCAATTACAGCAGATTCTAAACTAGCTTCTGAGATTGCTGCTGCTGTACCTATATTACTTTGGTTTCCATCTCCAACAGTTGGATGTGCAGTATTAAATAAACTTACTCCATCTCCTTGTGCTGTAGTAAAACCTTCATTATATAGCTTTGCAGCTTTTACTTGTTTGGTGTTTGCCATTGCTCTAGCTAATCCTTTTGCTCTTAACTTTGCAAAAGTATCATATAGATTGTCTTCCATTGCTTCTTCTGTGATAGCAAAAGCTAAAGCTATAGTCTCGTTTGTATAACGAGCTGTAAAACTTTCACCTGCATCATCATAAACAACAGCAGCACCTTCTTGTTTTGTTGGAGCAGTACCAAATCCTGTAAAGAGGACTTCCTCTTCAAAAGACCTATCTGAATTTTCTACTTCATATAGTGGTTCATGCTCATTATTAACTTCTCCATACTCCATTCCAAAGACTGCGTTCAATCCAGGAAGGAGCTCTTTGCTTATTGCAGCTCTATTTATAGCCATAATTTATTCTCCTATCCTATGTTGAGCAGACAGATGTACTTTGAAATCTGTCATTACTGTTATTTAAATAAACTTCGTACCAAGGATAAGCATCTGTAACACCTATTGATGCTCCAATACCTGTATCCCAAGGTGCTCTACGTATAACTCTTAATTGACTTTGAGTTAATACTGGTGTGTCAGCATCTAATACCATAGCACTTTGACCTGTTTTATGACTACCAGTTCCTGTTGCTATATTACAGTTAACAGGTACAGTTCCAACTCCTGCTGAAGCTGTTACTGTTGCATCTGCTTGTACGAAAAATGTTTGACCTGGGTCTCTAGCTACATGAATTTTTACATCAGTAGCAGTTACTCCACCTGTATAACTTCTCTTGAATTGTTGGTCACCATTTGCATCTACAAAACTACAACCTTGAAATACACCTACACATCTAACATTTACACCTGCACCTACAGGTTTAATTGTACCTGCAGATTCAATTTGTATAATGTCTCCTGTAAATATATCAGAAGGTATTAACGCAGAAGCAACCTTTGGACTAACATTGACATCAATAGTATCTATACCAGTAGAGTTAGAACCAGAGCCATATTTCTTTGCTAGTTGTAACCCTCTAGGGGCATTTACACTTGCCATAGTCTAATCTCCTTTAATTGTTAAAAAGCAACAAAAGATTTACTTTTGAAAACTAGGTTGTTTACCTTTTGTTACTGTTGATTTACTAGAATTAGAAATGGGCATACTAGAATTATTTCCTCTCATTAATTGACTGTTAACAGCTTCCATTAATTTATCAGATTTATTTCTGTAAAACTCACTTCTACTTTGGAATAACTTGGTAGGTATTTTACCTAACGCAACGTCTCCACGACAGACTGCTCCAGAGTATCTTCCTTCCATCTTCACGACTGATGTTTGTTCTATTTCAGGTACTTCTTTAATATCAACAAATTTCCAACCTTCTTGCATTTTTTTACCAATGTATTTAAAATCATCTTGACCTTTAAGAGTTATTCTTAACCATCCAAGAGTCATTCCTTCGTCTTTGAAACGATTCTCTACTGCTTTTGGTATGTGTAAACTATCTTGTTCTTCAAACTGATAATTGATTTCTTCGTTAGTATTATTTTCTCTAAGTTGTGAACTACGTGTATTGATTCGTGTTTTCATTATTTACCTCCACGTTGCATGTTTATAGTTGTATACTCACCTTCAGCACTTGTTGCTTTCAGTTTTTCTTGAGCATACTGTTCAAGGGGTATATTCCATTTATTAGCTAATCTTACATCTTCTTTAGAAAGTTTAACTTTATTCTTGGAACTAGGAGTGCTACGTGTACCTCCTGCTACCACTTGTGCAGGTAACGTTTCCTGCTTACGAACTTCTTCAACCTCTTCAGCTTTATACCTATGAGGAAAAGCTTCTTTTAATCTATTATCTACTTCTGAATAATAATCATCATCAGTAGGATTAAATCCTTCTTCTTTTAAATCTGCATCTATTGCTAGAGCAGCAGCAGTTCTTATTTTATCTTCACCAAACCAATCATTTTTTTCTGCCCAACTTTGTGCCTTTGGGTCAGGAGTTGGTTGTTGATATTGAGGTTGTTGTACTTGTTGTTGTGTTTGTTTAACCTCTGGTTCTTTAAACTGCATCTTTGTTGCACCAACTGATTTTAAATCATTTTGTGCATCATTTAGAAACTCTTGAGCCTTTAATATTTTTTCAGCATCTCCATCTTGATGTGCTGTTGTATAAGCACCTCTAGCTAATTCTAACTTATCTTTTAATTGTTTTTCAGTTGCATCTAAATTTAATTTACTTATATTTGTAAATTCTTTTTGTGTATTATTTAAACGAGAACTTAATTCTTCATTCTGTCTAATTAATCTAGCAACTTCATCTTCTTTATCTTTTCTTTGTTTAACTAATTGTCTTATTCTTTTTTCTGCACCTTTAGTTTGAATACCTTCAAGTTCTTTTGGCTCTTCTTTTTTTACTTCAGGCTCTTCTTTTTTTACTTCAGGTTCTACTTTCTTAGGTTCTTCTTTTTCTACTTCATATTCTACTTTTGTTTCTTCTGGTTTTTCAGTTTGGACTTCATTCCATTCTTGCTGTTGTTCCATTTTATTCCCTTTCGTTGCTAACGAGACATACGAGTTACGTTATACTTATTATTATACTATATTATTTTAAAGTATGCAAGTATTATTACACACTATATTTAGATAAATTAAAAGTAGGGTCTAATGTCTTAGGACTTTCTACTTTCATAATTATCTGGTCATCATATAAAAGAATATATTTTATTCCTTTATATTGTATTTTTTGTCCTGTATGTTTACCATAACATACATAGTCATTTAATTCACACCAAGGTCCTTTTGGAAACTTTTCCATATCATGATAAGCTAAATCTCCTAAAGCTACAACTTGTCCTACTGTAGTAAGATAAGCCATATCATCTCTAGTAGAATTTGGTAATAATATACCACCTTTAGTTTTTTCTTTAATTGAAACAGGTCTTACTAAAACATGATACCCAGGTAAATCTGGTAACATATCTGGATTTAATTTATCTTCTTTAGAAATCCACATATCATTTTTAATACTTTTTGCCATGCCTACTTGTTGCATTATTCCTCTTCTCCTTCATACATTTTTTTTGTTATAGTTTTGATAACCTCAATAGACCATTCAATTCCTTGAATACGACCTACAAGTTGTTTATAATTAGCAAATGAATCTGCTTGTCCATTTGCTAAATTAATTCTTAATAAGTTAAGCTCCTCATTATATTTACGAAGAGCTTCATTAGATACTTCCATTATAGTTCAGCACACGCATAACAATTAATTTCTAAGCCTACACTAATTTCTTTTATAATTGGTTGTCTCCACATATATTATTCTCCTAAAAAAAATACTGAGTAGCTTAATTACCACTCAGTATAAATTAATTATTAACTAGCTACATCATAACCAAGAATGGTTATTACTAATCTACCTGCAGAATAAGTACCTGCAGTTGTACTACCACCAGTTAAATATAAATATTGGTCTGCAGCAATACCACCACCTGTTGTTCTTACACTAACATTTTGAGCACCACCATCAATAATTAAAGTTTCTGTTAAATCCCCAATAGCAGTATCCTCAACACCAGTACCTTCTGTTGCAGAATGTAAATTTATATCATCTTCACCAGTTGCAGGTTGTTCAAAACATTCCATAGATACACCAAAAACTACACCATTATCTGCTGTAGTAATTCTTCCTATATATGCAACACCAGAACCATCTTTACCAATAATGTCTCCTGCTGTGCCACCAGAATTTAATCCAGTAAGGTCAATCATAATAGTTGTCTTTACTAAATTAACATTAGTATCTACATCACTTTTAAATCTTTCTACTTGTGTAATATATGTTTCTGCTGTACCTTCAATACCTGCACTACCTACAGCTTCATTCTTCATTTTATCACCACTAGTTACAGTAATTGCACCAGTAGTTTTATTTTTTGAAACTATCTGCATACCATTTTCAGACCTGACTGGTCCTTTAAAAGTTGTTGTTGCCATTTTCTTCTCCTTAAAAAATT